TTTTTCTTTTACCACCCATAATAAAGACTTATCAGATACAATGTCTGGTAAGGGTTCATATAATTTAAATAATATTTCGTAACCACTTTCAAGTTTATCTAAAGCAGTGTTAACAGCTATAGCTTGAGTATTATCTCCAAAATTAATAATATAGTCAACAAAATAAGCGGAACTTGAATATGAATTTAATATTGATAAAAAACCACTTTCAATTTGTTCATTAGTTAAAGTAGTAGAACCTACTCTTATTTCTGTTCTATCAGCAGATATTTCTTTTAAAAATAATCCTTGTTGATCAGCATTAGAAATAGTATTATTAAAAAAGTTATATTGAACTCTAAACTCACCTGATGAATAATCTAAATTTTGAAGATCCTTAATAGGATCAATCTCAATTATAGGTAAAGATCCATTAACTGGATCCATGTATGAAGTGGTAGGTAATTTGAAATTTTTATAGTTATAATTTATGTTTAATAGATTACCACTAATATCATAAACATAATATTCAATATAGTCATTTTGTTGACCAAAATCTTCTTTAATTAAAAATGAAGATAATAGTCTAAGATCATCCTCATTATAACGAGAAATCTCTTGTGTATTTAAAATTTTACCTACTATTTTAATATTATCTGCCATTACCTATTGCCTGTTGCTTTAGTTATTTCATTTATTGTTGTTTGGGCATCAAGCACTTGTTGTCTCAAAGCAGTAATTTCATCTAATAGTGCTTGAACATCTTCTTGACTAATAGATACACCTAAATAATCTGCTTCACGTTGTAAAATAAATCGATGTGAATTTGTTTCTCCTTCAGTTGGAATTTGATAAAATAATTGGTCGTATAATTCAAAAAAATCATCAACTGAAAAAGATAATTCTTCTTCACCTGCACCAATTAATTGATTAAATTGAGTATTAACTACTTTACTAAAAGCGTCTTTACTAAATACAGTTTTTTGTACTGGTATTTGAGACATTATTTTATAACTTTAAAAATATAATTATTATCAAACACTACTGTTTCGCCGTTACTTATTACTGATTTTAAAAGTATTTTATAGTAACGTTCTGGTTCTAGTCCATTCATATAAACATCAAAGTAGTTGCTTGTAGAATCACAACTAATTTTAGTATATGAGGTATCATAATCTACGACAATTTCTTCAGTATCCAAATCTTTTATTGACCAATATGAAGAAGAAGGTAAAGCTTTTTGGTTGGTAAAGCTTAATACTGTTTTAAATGTTACAGGTGGATAAATATCTCTTACAGCAATTCTAAAACGTTGAACTGAGTCTTGTTGGTATTCACCTTTATTATTATTTAGTGCAGGTACACAATAACTAGAGGTAACTACAGTTAAAGAACCAGTAGAAAACGATGAATCGTTCCATCTAAATTCTAATGCTGGTGGATAAATAGTGTGGGTAGTACCTGAAAAATATTTTAATTCAAATTTAGAGGCTGTTGTAAACTCTAAAGATGAAGAATGTTTTAAAATAAAACCATAATTAGAAATAACATTAGTATAACTAGCACTTACAGCGTTAGTTACTTTTAATTCAATATCTTTTTCAGTAATAAAAGTAAAAGATTGAGTTGCTTGATAAGCAGAAGCAGTATACCAAGTACCCCCACCATAGTTATTTCCTGAATATGATCCTGTTATACCAGGTAAAAAGGTACCTGTAGTCCACTTTGTACTTCCTGATTGATTTGTATAAGTCCAACTTACACCATCTGTAGTTTGTGGTACGTTTCCTAAACGCCCTGTACCTTGGTTCCAATTAGCCGCTATTGGATGACAAAATATAGTATAATCTAAAGGAATTGCAGAGGCATCAGCTAAATATGCTTTTAAATAAACATCAAAACTAGATGTTTTAATTAAATTAGTAAATACATTGCTTATTTCACTTGTTGAAAATTTAATTACAGGACGAGACACCTCGTCAGTACTTTCAATAGACTCAAATGTACTAAGTTCTAATATTTCGTCTAATCCTGTATTTAAAACAGGATAGAATGAATAAAGAGTCGCACTCTTTTCGGGGAATATTTTATAAATGGCCATAGTTAGTAATTACTATGTATAAATATAGTAACTACTAAACTGTTTTATGCTAATAAGTAGTAATATTCTTTAAAGTGTTTTTGACGATCAGCTAAACCAATCGTTCCACCGTTAACACATTTAGTCACGGCTAGCACAGATGCATCAGAAGCATCTTTACATTTTGCTAAACAATTCTTAGAAAAAAACCAAGCAGCGGATAACAACGGATATTTAGTAGCAACTAAATCAGGAGTAGTAGCAATATCAATACTAATTGCTTTACCAAATGCTGTATAGTTTTGCTTACCTGTTAATTGAATATAACCACGTCCATGATATTTAAACCCTTCACCTGAAGCCTCATCACCATTACCCATACGAGATGCATAAACGCGGTTGGCAATTTTTTCAGGTTTACGTTGATATTGTTCAGCTAATACTGGGGTTGGGAAATATTTTTTAAATATATTCATAAGTCCCTTAGCAGAATAATTAAGATTTTCGTTTACAACCTTAAACCCACCTGATTCGTGTCCACATTGGGATAAAAAATGTGCTACTTTTACTGGTGTATCAATACCAAATTTTTGCATTACATCAGGAATTTGAGCGATTACTGTATCAGGAATGTGTCCTTTTAATTTATTTAAATCCATACTTTATAATTTTCAATAAATATTATTGAGTAACTACCCTACCTTGAATATCTGTATTAGGGAATCTAACCTCAAAAATAGCTGGATCTAATGATGGATATATATTTCCGTTTTTAGTAGCCCCTACTATATCATATCCATAAGGTGAATAGCTACCTCCTTGTTTATTTACTATTTCAAGTTTAACTACAGATTGAACACCTCTAACTTGTAAAAGTTTAGATGTTATATCTGATAAAATAATTGGTTGATTAATTTGCCAATTATCTATGTTAAAATGATTTTGTAAAGTAGTAATACAATTAGTTAACACTTCTTTATTAGAATAACCACTTAATACTATAATATCAAAATTAACACCAATATTAATATAATATGCATCTTTAATGTTAATAGCATCAGTAACCATTCTATATTGATTAATATAAGTTACTAAATTATTTTTTAATGTTAAAGACCCTGTAACTATTTGTTTATTACTATTATAAGACAAAATATATAAATCAAGAGCAAGTGGGTTGTTTTGTGGAATAGTAGCTACAGTTTGTTGTGGATTTTTGTTAATATCTTGAGAAATATAAGCCTTAGACACAACACCATAATCAGCAGGCATTGCTAATGCTCTTACAATATAATCTTCTTTAGTTACAGCTCTTAATTGAGTTGAATAAGAATATAAAGCATTTTGACGAATTTCATCTATTGTGTCTCCATTTCTACCACCTGTTGAAGGAATTGAATTAGAAGAAACAACACTTGCTAATGTTTCATTAGCTAACGCTCCTCCAGGGTTACCATTTTTAAAATAAACACCTGCTGTATCAATAATTGTTAAATCGTTTGCGGGTACATTTGATGTAATACCTCCTCCTACTAAATATTGTACATTTAAACTTCCAACAGGAACTATTCCATATTCTTTAGTATAAAATACAGAAGCCTCATTATAATTATTAGTTAAATCAGAAATACCAGGAACAGATCCAGCAGTAATTGAAGCAGCTGTTGGTACTATTTGACTATCAGTATATGTTTGAGATAAACCTGCTCCAAATTCAAGTTGTAAAGTATTATCAGATAAAAATCTAGATACAAATCGTTGAGATACTCTTTGAATTTGTAATAAATAAGGTACTTGATCAGTAGTAAATGTAGGGTTAGCTATTTTTTTAAAAATTGAAGATTGGGCTAAATAAGGTACTTCAGACCAAACATCATTTGCACCATTATTACCAGTAACATTTATAATTTGTAAAATATTAGTATCAACAATATTAACTGTTCCAAACTTTTGGTTTTGTGGTGGAGTAATACTAGTTGATTTTATTTCAGCTGAAATAGCTGGGGTTGACTTTTTAAATAAAAAATTATTATCATCATAGAAAGTAATTTCAGTACTTCCCGTATCAGTAAAATCAATTTGTTGTGTAGTTAAAAATCTAATTCCAGTAGAATTAGAAGTTAAATATGTGTTAGCAGGAATTATTAATCCATATGTATTAAAATCAGGTGAAGAAACACCATTACTTGATGTAATTGGTACTAATTGATATACATCTACAATAGTGCTTGAGGCGTATGATGCTTTAGGACGATAACCCATAACATATGACATTGCATATAGGTTTTCTTTTTCCTTAGCATATAATAAAAAATTTTCTTGTACTTGAGTATCTAAATAAAACGAGGTAACATCACCAACATACGAAGCCATTTCGATGAATAAATTACCTGGTGTAGCTTCAGTAAAATCGTTATAAGTTGTTGGGAAATAAGTTTTAGCATACTGTTGTAAAGCAGCCTTAAAACTTGTAAAGTCTTTATTTAAATATGATATGTTTTTATCCTCGTTAGTCATTATTATTGAAATTGTACTGTTACTTGGTCTGGTGTATTAGATATATTTAATAAATAATCTATGCTTAGGCTAATTAAATTATAATCAATGTTTGGTGTTATAGTAATGTTTTGTATAGTAATTTCAGGAATATAAATAGATACACTGTTTACTATATTTTCTTTTAAAAGTTCTGTATTTGTAGTTGTAATTCCTTCAAATATAAAACGTCTTAAATTAGTACCAAAAGCAGGATTCATTACTCGCTCGCCAATATCAGTTAATAATAAATTAACTAAATTAGATTTAATTTGATCCTTAGTAGTATAAGTACTTTTAAACACAC